CGCTAATCCGGGGCCATCGTATAGGTTCGTTGGTGGGATTTGGAAACTTGATTGTGCGCGTTTAGCGTTCATGACGGCTCGAAAGATCCTACGTCGTGTTTCAGAGCAACGACATGCGTCCTATCCTTACTTTGGGTTAGCGGGCCGAGCTAAGCTGACTAGTTATGAGAAAATCTACGATAATTTATCTGATGGTAAACCCGTAGGCCGTGCGGTATGGATGTCCGATACGCACGAGTCTCTCATAAGTGGTATGTTTTCCCATCCTTTGACTGATTACTTTTCTTGCAGTCATAGGAGGGTTTACTTAGGCTTTAACAAGTTCGGAACTTCTCCATCAGTCTTTAGGCGTCAGATGGAGAATTACGACTTTTGGATTAGTTGCGATTTTAGCAAGTTCGACTCTAGTATATCAAACGTTTTGATGTCTAAAGCGTTTGATGTCTTACGCGCCTTGTATTGCACAAGCGACAAGTATTGCTATGAGTGTCTTGTTTTAACGTATATCGAAAGTTATTTTAAGGAAACAATGATGGTTTTACCTAACGGTTCCATCATCCAGAAGAAGGGAGGATTACCTTCCGGTTCTGGTTTGACTTCCATAATTGGTTCTATCTGCAATTTTGTAGCTTTGGATCACGCATGTCGCCATATTACTGGCGGCGTCCTTGGAACCCATTATGACATCGCAGTTTGCGGTGATGACGCAGTTGTGGGCATTAAAAGTCAAATGCCTTCAAGACGCTTCCCAATTAGCGGCGACGCCTTTCTTCGAGAGTTGTCTAACGACTTAAGGAGCGAGTTTGGGATGGAATTAAGTCTCGATAAAACGACTGTCTGTCATTCTTTGACCGTTGGTATACGTGTCAAAGGAGTGCGTGCTGAAAGGTATCGGGGTATGCCTCTATCCACTATAGAGTGTATGTATGGAGGTATGCCAAGAAGTGCTTACACATTACCTTATGATGACGGTGGGTATGTTTCACAAGTCCGACGTTGGTACGATTTTTCTACGCATATGCCTAGATTATCGTACAT